GGAGACTGTGGAGCATAATGGAAATTAAGATAAATAAGGGTCAGATAATCACTACTGTATGTTTAGGAGTAGCAGGATGGTTTGCTGCCGAGACTTACTCTCAAGCCCAGAGGCTGAGTGCTTTAGAAGAGGATAAAAGTATACATATCAGGCAGGATGCAGAGCTACAGGAGATCAGGGGGAGTATTCAGGATCTTATTATCTTATTCTTTAAAGAAGAAACCAATCTTATCCCTATTTATGCCAATACTCATCCTGACGAGGGGTTCTCGGCTGCTCAAACAGATTTGCGAAGTTTGAAAGAGGGGAAGAGATAATGTCACGGTATGAATGGGCTTGTAAGGAGTGTAATCTCTATTGGGAGAAAGAATATAGGATGGGAAAAGCTCCTAATCGAACTAAGTGTCCTAAGTGTGAGAAACTATCCCACAGGTACTGGCTGAACAGTATCCCAGCAGTTCACTTTAATGTGAAGGGGTTCCCAGATAGAGATAGAAAATTAGCTAAGACAGGAGGCCATGTGGCAGGAGACTCGGATGAGATGGCAAAGTCCCTAATTAACGACTGTGATAGAGCTATGCAACATGGTAATGCCATGTATCAGAGGGTAAACTTTAATCCCGAAGGCTGGAACGAGGCAGCTAATAAATTAAGTGGAAAGGAGAAAGACAAGGCTGGGTATTTTAAACCCATCAGCGACAAACGCAAACAAGAAAAGCAGAGAACCGTGAAAAATATGACTGGGGATGCCTATAATAAACACCTTCCCGATAAAACCGTTGGCCCCAACGATCCTAGAATCAAGCAACAATGAAATACGATTTTTCTGATAACATTCAACGAGGAATGCTTTTCCTCTTGAAGAGTGACCCTGATTTCTATTCACAAATTACCAACCTCGTAAAGCCTGAATACTTTGAGTACGATATTCATGCTAACATCTTTAAGACTGTACAGAAGTATTACACCGAGTACCGACAGCTTCCTACGGATGATTTCATCCTTCAGGAAGTAAAGGCTATCAAATCTGCAAGAGAGGATCTTGCCGATTATGTTGACGAGCTTGAGTATGTAAACACCTTAGACACTTCCTGCCTAAGCAACCAAGAATACTTCATGGATATCGTGGAGGACTTTGCAAAACGCGAGGCTATGAAGAGTGCTATCACCGAGAGCGTGATCCTTCTCAAAGAAGATAAGATCGGGGACATTGAGGGGATTGTTCGAAAGGCTCTTACCGTAAGTAGGTTTGTTGATAACGGACAGGACTACTTCTCCTGTGTTGCGGACAGGTGGGACCGCATCATTAATAGGAAGGAAGAGAAAAAGTTTGCAACTGTCCTTCCCTCTCTGGATAGGTCTTTGGAGGGTGGGCTAGGCATCAAAGAGTTGGCTATGGTAGTGGCTCCCCCAGGAACAGGTAAATCTCTTTACTTGGTCAATCAGGCTGTTAGGTCTATTATGGAAGGTAATAATGTTCTTTACATTTCGCTGGAAATGGCAGAGGACAAGATTGCTCAGAGGTTCGACTCTATTATGAGTCTAATTCCCCAAAGAAAGCTAAAGGAGCCTACAGGGCAGCTAGATCTCCATGAGCGTCTTGCTATTTTCCAAAAGGAATTTGATGGTAGGCTTGTTATTAAAGAGTTCCCCACAAGTACTGCAACTGTAAACACGGTCAGGGCTCTCCTTACTCAACTTGCTAATTACGAGGAGTTTCAGCCTGATGTAATCATAGTGGACTACCTTGAGCTTCTGCGTCCTACTAGAGAGATTCAGCATGAGTACTTAGCTCAACAGAGAATTGCAGAGGAGCTACGAGGGTTGGCTATGGAGAACGCTAACCTAGTCTGGACTGCGACTCAGACGAACAGAATGGGACGCATGGTAAAGGTTATCACAGACGCAGAGCTTGGTGATTCCTATGGAAAGATCCGTACTTGCGACTTCGCTATCTCTCTCAATCAGAAGGAGGAGGAGTTCGATGAGGGGCTCATGAGAGCGTATGTAATGAAATCTAGGAATGGTCGCCCCCGTTTTGTTGTTCCTATGACCGTAGATTATTCTACCTTGAGAATGTCGGAGGATGCCTTGGATGAGTGATAATGTTTACGCTACTATAAAAGAGAAGAATATAACCTTTAATGCAGGGTGGAGGGTATACAAATTTAAGTTTGTGAAAGGTTTAAAGTCTAGTGGAGTTGCCTGTTACGGAGAAGCAGACTTTGATAAGTGTATTATCTCGCTGGACCCAGGTGTGGATAATGATACAGGCAGGCACACTCTGCTTCACGAAATTTCCCATGTTCTTCTGGAAACTATGGGGCTAGGGGGGCACCATGAAACTAAGGAGGATTGGGTGGAAAATACTAACGAATATCTTGCCGAGAGCATGGCAAGAGGAATGCTAATGCTTAAGAACTTAAACCCTGAATTATGGAGAATTATTTGGAATGAACAAAGCTGATAAATTAATGCTGGCGTATGAAGATATGACCTGGGAAAACTATGTCTTGATTTGTGATGCCATAGTAACTATCGACCAGTCTAGGCTGGAAGACGAGCTAACGGAACAACCTGTAAATTACTCTCATTGGGCTGGGCTTTTGGCCCGAGCCAAGACAGAGTTAGATGCGGCTAACCTTAATCTGACACAATATGTCGCTAGGACTACTAGAGATATTCAGGAAGAGGCTTTTAGCTCAGGGAAGAAGAAAACAGCTAAAGACCTTGATTCTATGGTAGAGTCCTCTTCCGACTATGCTATATACTGTACGAGAGTTTCCTTGAGTAATCAGAAGTATTTGATGATTAAGGGCTTAGTCTCTGCCTTGGACCAGCGTATGAGTTCCCTCGTACAACTGTGCAGCGCAAAAAAAGCAGAAATGAAATTATATAACTGAAAAACAAGCGGCACCGTCTATAATAGACCTCACGAAGCTGACTAACTAACCAAAAACAACGGAGAAAAACTATGGCTATCGACCTTGATGCTCTTAGAGCAAAACACGAAGAACTTACTAAACCCGCAGGAGGAGGAAGCAACTCTGATTTCCTCTCTAACTTCCTTCAACTGAATGAGGGGACCAACCTTGTGCGAATCCTGCCTGGAAAAGATGATGACACTCTCTTCTACGCAGAGACGAAAATTCACCGCATTCCTAACGGTGAGGGACAGATTAAAAATGTCCATTGTAGAAAAATGCAGGGGGAAAAATGTCCTCTCTGCGATGCGTACTACGCTCTTTGGAAGCGTGTGAACGAGGGGGCTAAAGAAAATGAGACAATGGCTCGACAAATTAAGCCCCGAGCTAGGTACTATATGAATGTGGTTGATCGTGAGAGTGGGGGTGTTAAAATCCTTTCTGTCGGGGTCATTCTCTTTAAGAAGGTGGTAGCTGCTATGCTGGATGAGGACTTTGGGGATATTACGGATCTTACTGAGGGTCATGATTTCAAGATCGTTAAGATCATGGAAGGACAATGGCCGAAGTACGATCAGTCGCAACCCCGTCCGAAGTCGGAGAAAACAGGTACGCCGAAAGAAGTGGCTACATACATGGAACAACTTCATGATATTCATGATCTTGTTAAGATCGAGGATTACGAAGAGGTTAAGCAGTACGCTGACAACATTCTGAACACTCGCCAAGGTAGCAGTCCCCAAAAGGAAGAAGAAGGGGAAGGCGATTACCTTACTAAATTGCAAAGTTAATTACATATGAGAAATATTATTCTAACCCTGTTATTCACAGTTTTCATTGGCGTTGGTTTAGGGTCTTGCGCTGCTCTTGAAAGCTTTTTCGGAGAAGGTACGGTGTTTACTACGCAGGATCAACTGCAAGAAGGGGAAGAGGGTGCTATTATTCCCTGGGACCAGTTGCCTGATGCTCTTAAAGATAAGATCCCCGAGGGGACTGCTCTTGTCATGGCAAATAAAGATCAGTTAGTCGCTGACGCTGCTTACATTCCTGCTGGTGGAGAACTAGACGGGAATGCTTTAGGGGGCATTATTGACGCTGGTTTTGGTATTGCTAGTACTTTCCTCCCTGGCCTAGCTGCTTGGGAAGGGATTGTTACCATGTTCAGTAGACGCAAGCGGAAGCATTATGTGAAAGCTGTCAAGGCTGCGCTTCCTATGGATAAGAATGTGGACCTCGGTGGAGCCGTGGGAAGTGTGGCTGCCGCTTTGGGCTGGTCTCACTCGTCCGAGAACTCGGCTGCTGCCTTTGAAGAGGATGAAGAAGAAGATTTAGTGTAAAATAACTTGCGCTAAAGCACTATAATAAGACGAGGTATCCCCTCGTCTTATTTTTTATGAAACAACAAACCCCCGAAACATTAAAGACCTGGAATGGCTTTTTTCCTGATGGAAGAAAGTTAAACATACTGGTAGTTCCTGCTAATGATGGAGGGTGTGCATACTACAGAGCATGGTCCCCCTACCAGAAACTTCAAGAACTATATCCTAATATAGTAGATATTAGATTCGATAAAAATCCTCTGGGCTTAGACGAGGAAAAGAGGATGCTGGACCCAGACTTCGAACATGAAAATATTAAGTGGGCAGATGTAGTTGTAGGTAACAATATCTCTAACTTCGGAGGACCCTATACTACTCGCATCTGTGGAATGACTAAGGAGCTTGGGAAGTTCTTTCACATGGATACAGACGATCTCCTCACAGAATTATATGAAGGGCACAGGTTGTCTGAGGTTTATAAGGAGAAGGGGCTTAGTGAAATGACGAAGTTTATCTACTCCCACTCAGATCTAGTGAGCGTTACTCAGGAGAAGTTTGCTGAGAGAGTAGCTCCCTTCTGTCAAAAGAAACTAGCTGTGGTAAAGAATGCAATTGATTATAGACTGCCAGGGTGGAATGCTCCTCTCATAAATCCTCCTAAAAAGAAATTGGTGAGAGTGGCTTGGGCAGGAGGCATTCACCACGAAGAAGATGTAAAGGAGTTTTCGGGAGTTCCCCATTTTGTAAACGGTAGGGTTGGTAGGGAGAACATTCAATGGAACTTCTATGGGGCTCCTCCTCCCCAGGCTGAAAAGGATTGGCAAACAGATGTTTGGGCTAACTATAAATCTATTTTAATGAGAGGCTTTAAGGGAGGAAAAAACTGGAACATCTTCTCCGCTATGCCAGCACACGAATATGGGCGATTATATTCTGCTAATGATGTAGCCATAGCTCCTCTGCAAATGAATGCTTTCAATGATAGTAAGTCCGATATTAAAGTGGCAGAGTGTGGACGCTACGGCTTGCCTCTTATAGCTTCTGATGTAGGTTGCTATAGTGAGACAATTAAGGATGGAGAGACTGGATATCTACTGCCCCCAGGGGCACCCTCAAAGGATTGGGTCACTCTACTAACAAAAGTGTTCAAAGATAAGAAACACATAAAAGAAATGGGACAAAACTTGAAGAATGTTGTGGATGAGTACTATGATTTAAATAAGGTGGTACATTTTCGATTACTGATGTATAAGGAGTGCATGAATGTCTAAAAAGAAAAATAAGAAACAGGAACTGAAAACTTTCAAGCATAGCGGAGATCTGGGAGATATAATCTTCTCGCTCCCTACTGTTAAAGCTCTGGGTGGTGGTATTCTATACCTAGACCCAAAGGGAGGAGAAGAGGAGCCTTTGGTTTCTTGGGCTAATGGGCTCTACAACAAGACTAAGCTTACGGAGAAAGGCATCGAAAGTGTGAGAGAGCTTCTGGAATGCCAGGACTACATTCATGAAGTAAAGCTATGGAGTGGAGAAGAGGTAGACTTTAATTTGGATATGTTTAGGATGCATATTCGTTATAACAATTTATCTGATTCCCACTTAGCTGCGTTTGGAATTTCTTTTGAAGAAAGAGATGAGCCTTGGTTGACTGTGGCTACCTCGATTGTTGACAATCTAGACAGAGATGTAGTCTTTGCTAGGAGCGCAAGGTATCATGGGAATTATAGCTTTTGGGAAACTATTAATCGAGATTTAGTAGACAAAGCTTTTTTCCTAGGTTTTAAGGAGGAGTATGAG